AATCAACCAAGGTAACGAAAAGTATTTCGCTTTGAACATCGGACGTCAGTTCGGAAAAACAATGCTTGGAATCAATCAACTTCTTTGGTGGGCAATTAATGACCGCGGTTGCACGATTGCATGGGTGACACCAGTTTACAAGCAAGGAAAGAAGGTGTTCGCTGAACTTGAACGCGCCGTGGCGAAGTCAGGTTTCTTTGAGTTCAACAAATCCGATTTGAGAATCACCGGGTTCGGTTCATCGATTGAATTCTTTTCAGGTGAACGACCAGACAACATTCGTGGAAATACATTCGATTACATGGTCGTTGATGAATTCGCGTTCACACGTCCTGAACTATGGGACGAAGTATTGTCGGCGACGGTCTTGGTCAAAGGAAAGAAGGTCATCTTTATTTCAACACCGAAGGGAAAGAATCATTTTCACCGGGTGTGTCTTCAACAAAATTATGACGACCGTTACCGTTATTTCCATTTCACCAGCTTCGACAATCCGATGATTGATCCGAAGGAACTTGAAGAACGAAAGCGGTCATTGCCTGACCACGTGTTCCGTCAAGAATACCTTGCGGAATTCCTTGACAACGCTGGTGGCTTGTTCAAGGGTGTGTCGTCGTGTATCGGTCAAGGTGAACGCACATCGCGAATGTATGGTGGTCTTGACATCGGTCGTGCTGACGACTACACGGTGTTGACTATCCTGAACGAACATGGTCACATGGTTCACGTTGAACGCTGGCGACACGATGACTGGTCACGAATCATTGACAAGGTGGCGAACTTGATTCGTCAGTTCAACGCAATCACCACGGTCGAAGTAAACAATCAAGGTGACGTCTTTTACGAAATGCTTCACAACACATTGCGGAACAAGGTCGTTCCATTCGTGACGACATCCAAGTCAAAACCGATATTGATTGAAGACCTTGCGCTTTCGTTCGAACAACAAGCGATTCGTGTCAACGATGTGAAATGGTTGCTTGACGAACTTGAATCTTTTACTTATATTTACAATCCGAAAACAAGGAACGTTCAATATAGCGCACCGACTGGACTACACGACGACGGTGTCATGTCGTTAGCGCTTGCATGGAATTCCATGAAGAACAACAAGTCAAAAGGGAAATACAACACTTTGAGAATATGAAAATTAAACTACCAGCGTCCATTCACGAATGCAAACCTGACCAGCTTGTCAAATGGTTGATGCTTGCTGAAGTCATCAAGGAAAAGCAAAACGATGAATTCTTTCAAATGCTTGACTTTCAATGTCAATTGATTTCAATCTTTTCAGGAATGAAGGTGAACAAGGTCAAGCAACTTGCAATCGAAGACGTTCAAAGATTGTCTGGTCACTTGACGCGAATGATTGCTAACTACAATTACGCTGAACCGCTTGGTGAAGTAACGGTGAACGGTCAACGATACGTCTTTGAAAAAGATTTCCGTTTGATTTCAACCGGGCAAATCATTGACTTGAAATTGATTGAAGACCTTGTCAGTGATCCGGTGCAAGCGCTTGCGATTTGCTATGTCGAAGAAGGAATGGAGTATTGTCAAGAAGATGACCGTGGTCGTGTGTTGAATCCTAACGACAAACGTTACAAAGCGTTCAAGGAACAATTCGACGGCGCTGAATTCATGAACTTCTTTGGTTTTTTTTTGCGCGAATCAGCGAAGCGGAACGACGCTATATTAGCAATCCAGACGATACGGACGATGACGAATCAACGGAACGCGATGTCGAATCTAAAGACACCGAATGGTTCACATGGACAAGAATACTTCAGCGACTTGGACAAGAACTTGGAACGACTATTGACGCAATCACTAAACAACCTTATGTGAAAACTTTGTTTTGGATGAACTATCTTAAATTGAAAGACGAACAAGATTACATATTAAGTAAACAACGCAATGGCTGAATTTGATTTCCTTGAAGATTTCGGGGTGTCGGTTGCCGAAGCTGAACAACCACAAAGCGTTTACGAAAAATTCATTCTAAACGTCGGGAACAAAGTCACCGCGGACCTTCGAGAATACATTCAAACGAACGCGATGAACACGGGCGCGCTTGCGCAATCGGTCGTGTACTTTCCGACTGGTGCGTTGTCCTTTGAAATTCAAGCTGACGACTATTATAAATTCGTCGACCAAGGTGTGAACGGGATCGCGGTCAATCATGCAAGCGTTTTTTCCTTTCAATATCCGGGCGTGTCTTATAACATGGCGAAGGCAATTCAGGAATGGAAAGGACTTGAAATGTCGCACGCCTACGCAATCGCCACGAACATCAAGCAACGTGGACTTCGACCGAAGCACATAACGGAATCAGTGATCACCGATGAATTGCTTGAACGAATATCGAACGACTTAGCTGAATTGACTGGATTGGTGTTTGAAATTAAATTTGAAAAGACAACTGAAACATGGCAGTAACAATAACACAAGAACCGCAATTATTTCAACCAGCGTGCAATCCTTACGTTTGGGTATTTAGTAGCGACCAAACGGCGCAACCGAACTTCAGCTTTATTGTTGAACTTTACGTCAACTTCGTTTTGGTGTCGACACATCAAGTGTTCAACGAATCCGCGAACTATGCGAAGTTCGACGCAAGCGGTGAATTGCGTGCGTTACTCACAAGCGAAATGGTCACGACTGGTAACTTGCTTACGTTTTACGATACGGCGATTTCGTTCGTCAATATCAAGATTTACGAAAAGTATGGAACACCACCAGTGATTTCGACATCAAGTCTTAATGCGAATGTAAGTCGCGCTTGGAACGCTTCACTTCGACATCCTGACTTCATTAATTTTAATTATCTTGATTACACCATTTCAAGGTTGAATCCGAATTCAGGCAACGTTCTATTCTTGACTGACTTTCCACGAACACGAAAGTATTTCGTCGGACTATACGAATCCGCGTTCCTTACTTTTTTGAATCGTGGGGGTTCAGCGGTGACGGACATTGAATTGAAGCTATACGATATTACAAACACGTTGATTGCGACGGACACCGTTCCAGTCACGTTAGCGTTCAACATCGGTGTGATTGATTGCGCACCACAAAACTTGATTACGAACACATCGGTCACGTTGGTTGATTTCCAGTCATGCGCTTACTATACGGTGCGTGTTCGCGCTGGATTTGAACCATTCGGAATCTTTTCAGGTTATTCGGAATTGTTCACATTCCACATGGACACGGAATGTCACCGATACGACACACATCGACTTCATTGGTTGAACAAGCTTGGTGGTTGGGATTCATTCACCTTCTCGCTTGTGTCAACGAATTCAACCAAGGTCAAGACATCGGAATATCAAAGGGAACGCGGTGAATGGAACAACACGGGAACGGCGTGGCAATACACACGATATCATGGCGAACAAATGGCGTTCAACAAATACGCAACGGACACGACCGTTTTGAATTCCGACTGGATCAATGAAAGTGTTCAACAATGGTTGGTTCGTGACCTTTACGAATCGCCAAAAGTTTATCTTGAAGTAACACCGGGCGCGTTCGAACCAGTGAAGGTAACGAATGAAGATTACAGCTTGAAGCAACGACGTGTCGACGGATTGATTCGTGAAGTCGTGAACATGGAAAGAACCTACACCTACAATTCACAACTTACATAATGGCTGGCGAATTATTTATAAACGACCGATTGATTGACATCGACCAAACGTTGCCATTCCCGTTGACGTTCAACATTGCCGACATCCGCGATGTGTCCGCGCGTAAAGGGAATAAGTCGAAGACAATCACGATTCCCGGAACGAATGCGAATAGCGCAATCTTTCGTTCTATTTTCTTATTGACGTACAGCGACGAAAGGACAACAACGAATTCAGTGATTCTTGACTTCGATCCTTCAATCAAAGCAACGGCGCGATATTACAACAACGGGATTCTTGAATTCAATGGAATCGCACAACTTCAGGAATGTCGATTGAACGACGGAACATGGTCGTTTGATTTGACGCTTGTGTCCGACACGATTGATTACATTTCCAGAATGAACAAGGTCAAGATAAATGAACTTGATTTCAATGAATACAATCACGCGTTGACGAAGGCGAATCAATTCGAAACGTGGTCTGGATTCAACCAAGTGAACGGGGTGTCAACACCGATTCAAACGGGAACGGATTGGAACGGCGAAGGGTATTATTACGGGTTGATTGATTACGGCTATCCAAGGGCAACGCCTGACAAGTTCGATTGTGACCAGATTCCACCGCAAGTGTTTGTCTA